CTGAACACCCTTTAATACATCTTCAATCAGATCCATTACAAACAAGACTCGAACCTTTTGTGATTGGTCTTTTCGGTCCTCCTGGATCTGGAAAGACTACTTTGGTTTCACAATTGGTTAAGTTCTTAACTCACAGATTACATCTGAATGGTATCCCTAGAGAAAAAATTGTATATTCCCGCAGTTGTTCCGTCAAGCACTGGGATGGATATAATAACCAACCCATTGTCGTGCTAGACGATTTAGGACAAGATCTATTGGATAGACAAGATATATCTGAATTTGAAATTCTTGTATCTATCAATGATTATATCCTACCTATGGCAGAATTAAAAGAGAAAGGTAAATTTTTCCGATCTCCTATAATTATTACAACTTCTAACATGCAATTCGGATGTCACCAAATCAAAAATGGTGCAAATTCCGATTGTATTGAAGAACCTGCTGCCTTTTGGCGTCGTTTTGATCTTCCTTTATTGGTAACAAAGGAAGAAGGCCGAAGATCTATTCGAAAAATGGCCTTTAATCATCTACGGAACCAACAACAACTCGATTACTATCACTCGAAACATGTATTGGACAGTCCAAAAATTAACTGTTCTACATCATTTTCTGGTAGAAGTATCGAAATAGGGAATCTATCAGTTATGGATTGTAACGACGAAATAGTGGGTGTAAGTTATCCCCAACAAAAAATGATTCGTCAAAATATGAATAAATCTCTATTAGGTAGAAAGTTTACACCTTTTGAGATTATGGAGGAGTGTGTAAAAATGGTAACAAATAAATTTAATTACCATAATTATCACTTTTGTGATTTTTGGTCACAACGCATTTCTGCCCTCAACATTGATTTTAAACAAACAGATCAATGTTTTTATCATATTTCTTGTTACGATGATCCTAACTCATTAATGAAAGGAACAAAGAATACCAAAATACTCTTTCCTACCAAACCTCCTGCAAAACGCCCTACATGTCGAGTTGTTCCATTAAAAGAACCTCTCAAGGTACGGATTATAACTGCAGGAGAAAAAGAAACGAAAGCTCTACAACCTTTCCAGTCTGCTATGTGGACTGCTTTAGGTCATTATGAAGAGTTTTGTTTAACTAATGGTGTGAAAGAGCTAGAAGATTATAGAGAAGAGACCCTACCCTGGATTGAACGAATAGAATCTAAAATACAAAAGATACTTCGTGAGTCAGAAGAGAGAGAACGCCTTACTGGTGTTCCAGAATATTGGTTAAGTGGTGATTATACAGCGGCAACGGATAATTTTCCAATGTCATGTACAAATGCCCTAATTGAAGGCATATTATCACATATAACACATCAACCAACAAAGGATTATGTTAGATGGGAAATTTCTCCCCATGAGCTCCTATACCCTATGAATATTGGGTCAGGTGACCAAACTTCCGGTCAACTGATGGGCTCCTTACTATCCTTTCCTCTCTTATGTCTCTTGAATGTTCATACATTACGAACATCAAAATTCTATCCAGGGTCCTTTTTAGTTAATGGTGATGATGTCGTCGCACGTGGTACATTAGAACAAATTAATCGATGGAGGCAATTTGCACCCACAATTGGTTTGGAACTGTCTCTCGGGAAAAATTTTATTGATCCTGAGTTTTGTACAGTGAACTCCCAACTTTTTTATAAGGGAGAACATTTACCTACGGGTAAATTAAGTACCCAAACACGTTCTAATTGTACTCTTTCATATTGTTTTGCTGAGTCTCAATTTTATTATGGAGTCTCTCAAACAATGCGCGAAATCTTTGTAAAACGGAATTATAGAGGATTGAGGAAGACCCCCAGATCCTTATTATTATCTAAAGACCTTGGTGGTCTTGGGTACCGTAATACAATCGACATCTTTCCTGGTGAACACTATGATATGAAATTAATGAAGAAAGTACATCTTTATGATCTGTTGTCAAAATTTGGCAAGACAGAAAAGATTTTAGGAACAGAATTTCATTTTGTCCCATATCCTGTATATCTTAGCCATGTTCCATCTTATCAAATGGAAAATAATCATGGTATCTCTGACTTATCTGATCAAAGGAACAGAATAAAGTCATTAGAGATTAGAGAACAGGTTTTGGAAGAAAAGTTTGATGATCTCTCCCATTCTTCATTATATAGGTTTTATTCATCCTTTAAAGATGATAAACCTTTTCGAACAATGTTTAATAGTATTTTAGAACAGGGTTCGTTTCATATCTTATCCGCTCCTAGTCGTCAAGACTTTGGTATTGGTTATATATGTGTTCATCGTAGCCAAGCTAAAAAATTAGCACTAGAACTCCGTCATATTCATTTAGAAAATATTAAAGAGATTTGGTATAAATCTGGCCAGAAAGAACTGGTAGAAAAAGAACTATTCTTACCAATTCTTAATACTCTTGATCTATATGCAGAATATACCGCAGAAAATCAAGAGACTGAACTCTCTCTACTTTTTAAGGAAGAGGGAGAACCAGATAATTCTCTTTATGATGATCTTATTGATAAAGACGTGTCTATAGAAGAAAAATACTCTACGCTAGGAAATATCGAAGCGGTTAATGAGTTTCTCTCTATTTTTACCAATTTGAAGCTTGATTGTGTCTCCGAAGAGTCACAATTGTCGGGAGACGAACTATGAGTCCTATGAGTGAAAAAATAGCTCTTGGACAAGTCTCCTATTCACTTGTTGTATCTGCACTATATATAGTTGTAAAAACTTATTGGTTTTTGATACTAAGGTACAAGTTTAAATAGTTATATGAAATATTATGAGCGAGAATCGGATATTTATTAATTTATTTTTAAATATCGCTAACCGGGATAAATCCTGGGAACACGGTAAAGGCCGTGGTGCACTCCAATTTATTATCTGTAACTTAACTTGTAATGCCTGACTGAAAATTAATCAGTATTGAGCACGTATATAGTAACAAGTGTC